CCGAATAAAACGATAACAGCAAATTTAGCTGCTGCACCAGAGTTTATCACTTTAGAGCAAGCAGGTACAGGAGTAACAGTTCCTGCCACAGCTGGTAAAGTTACAATAACAGGAGTATCTAACAGCCCTAAGTTAGAGTTCGGTGTAGAGAGTGGTGATATTGTTGAAGAAGACTTAGGAGACAAACAATTTACAGCAGACGGGAGTATAACTGCAACTAATGGTGTTGCAATCACAGGAGACCCAGGGGCTGACCACAAGTACGAATTCTCAATAGAGATTAATTATGTGTTGAATGATACTGTAGAGTCAAGAACACAGGTATTTACTATCCAAGGTTCATCCGAATCTGTAAAACAGACATTAACGATTACACAGAGTGCAGGAGCTGCAAGATTGGAAGTTTCCCCAGCAGAGATTACAGTTCCACAAAACGGTTCGGTAGTCAATGTACAAGTTACAACCAACACGACATTTACTGTATCTTAATATTATGTTTGTCCCTCTCATGTATGCAAAAATATGTTAATTCATGGGGGGGGCAATTTAAAGTTTTGTATATATGGCTATAATTAGAAAACAAAAAAAGTGGTCTGACGGTATAGGATATTTTTATGTAGCCTATGACCCTGAAAAAAAATCTCAAAGAGTAGAGATTACTTCAGATATAAATGCTACATTTGAGCAAAGAGACCAAGAAGTAATATTCCAAACTACTGTAGGAGATAAACAAGATACCTTATATTTGGTTCAAAAAGCCGAAAATTGCAAAGTCGCTTATTATCATTCTACGGGTATGGGAGATATAAGGGCGGTATATAGCATGAACGGGAAAGAAGTATTAGGAGTATTTAAATCTTAAATATATGGCAGTACAATATGTAGACATAACATCATTATCAGAATATACAGAGAACGATTTAAATGGGAATGAGCCTATACAAGTCTCCGCCTCTGCATTTACGACTGTGAATGCTATAAATGAGTGGGGAGAAACAAAATTCGGGGGTAGACCTACTATGTTGGAAATGCCTAACTCATTTATAAATCTTAATAATGATTCTTCTTCAGCAGCTATATCCAATGTAATTAATTCTGTCTCTTCTGGATGGACTGATTTTGTATCTAAAGTAAGCTCGGCTAATATTGTATATAGTCGTACAAATTTAGCAGCATTAAATAATTACAGAATATTTGTAGCGACAATAACGTCCAACTTGACAAATACAGTTAGTTTTGTCGATGTGTCTAGTAACACTATTACGTTAAGAATTATTAAATATAATTCGTCAAATAGTACCTATGCTTTCAAATTGACGCGTTATAATGTAGATACTATTAAAGATAGTATACCGACAGGCTCATTTAAATATCAAGCCGGTAATGTTTTCGACTATCCAAAGCCAGGCGATTATATATTGGGATTTTTTTCGGCTCCTACGGCCGTAATTAATTTAAGGGCTTCAGATTTTTTGATAGACAATAACCATACATGTAAAATAGCAGTACCCTACAATACTGTAAAAGTACAAGTTGTGACGGATAACGGGATTTCCCCGTTAATGACAGATTTGGCATTTGAGCCTTCCGATTTCGGTGCAAATACAGACGATAGGATAGTTTATACTATTACGGCTTTTGCATCAAATAACAATCCGTCAGCAGGACAAGTTTTGTTTTTTATAGATGCAGAGTTATATAGATTAAGAACGGAGTAATTATGGAAGATTTAAGACAACAAATAATAATAGCTATACAGTCTTTATTCCAGAACGTAAACACTTCTGCTTCTGCTATATGGATGCGTCTTGTAGACGCTCTTTCTACTATATTCAATATTGTAGCCAATGAGATACTATTTTTAGAATATAGCCAATACAGCTCGGAGTTTAAGAGTAACACGTAAAGATTATTATCTGGATAAGGCTTTATATTTCCAATATGGGGATAATCTGGTAATTTTGGATAATGATACTAAAGAAATGGGGTATAATCCTATAAATGAGAATAACAGGATTATAAAGCAGGCTACAGTATCGACGTCTGAAGGAGGTATAATATTAAATGTAGCTACTACCGACAATACAGGCAATCTAACTCCTTTGAGTCCAGTTTACGGCATTCAAAGATTACTACGAGAATTTTATACCATTGGGATTCAATCTATTTATACAGAGCCGAGAACCGGATATATTAACATTCCCTGAAGGTATGACAGTGTATTACAGTGCCGGCAATTCTCTTGCTCAAGTGAAAAATGATATAGAATCCATGAAAACGACTATACAACAGAATATAGTGTTAGGCGCTCCATTGTTCATAAACGATTTAGAAAAATCCTTCCAAGAAGTATCAGGAGTTGAAGCAGCATATATCCCTGACGTTGTTTCTACAAATGGTTCACTGACATATAATGCGGAAAATGGAATGATAAAATTAGTATCAGGATATTTTAATTTTGCGGAGGATTTAAATATTAGCTATGTTCCCGTTTAGAGAAATAAATATACCTAAACTTATTTACCAGATAAACAGACCTAATTATATGGTAAATAATGAATACCGGTTGAACAACTTCTATAAGCTGTTGTTATGTTTGTTATATCCTTTTATCTTACTCTGGAACGAATATAATACAAAAAGGCAACGGGCATATAAAATCTCTGCCTGCCAATATGGGAAGCAACAAGTAATAGATATTCTTAATGACCTATACGACCCTGACGGGAGGCATATAGAGGCTATAAATGTCACTTCAAATAAAGTATATCTATATCCTTCAGATTATGAAGCTGGCGAAAAAGTATATTGGAGCGATAAAGACTATACGACTGGGGGAAAGTCATATTTATATACTTCATCTTTGACAACAGGAGTAATTATAAATTACCCGTCTTATTTAGAAGAAAATAAAGATACATTTTCAGAATTTACCCAAACTGTAGATTCATTAATAATATGGGGAATAAAATATAAACTAAAATCAGTACAATATGCTCAAAGACACAATATTATCATATATAAACGATGATGGCAATCTTGTTTATATAAATGACTTAGTAAGCGCATTTGATAACTGGCAAAGCGCATTAGGGATATTTTTAGGGGCAAGTAATTACAAATTCATTGATATTAGTATGTCTAATGAGATGGATTCGGCTACTTTTACTTCTGGGACTACCCAGCTTATATTTAAAACCTCTTCATCTCTACCGTCATTAGCTACAGGGACTATAATAATTGCGACCTGCAATAAAACATTTACTGTTACAGAACAAAATAGAGCGACTGTATATGTATGGTTAAGCGATGTAGAACAACGTTCGTCAGAAACAGGGCAAGAATATACAGCTATAAAAAGAGCATTATTTAGCAATACTCAACCTACAGGAATATCCGAAGTGGCTACAATCGACTTAACATGGGCTGTAGGTATGGACGGGTATTCATTCTACCACACCTACGATTGGAGGGCTAATCTGGTATTACCGTCAAGTATAGGTTTATCAGACATAGCAAATGGGGCTGTAGGAACCCTAAAGATAGCTGACGGAGCCGTCACCTCCGAAAAGATAGCTGACGGTACTATTTCGACTCCAGATATAGCTGACGGAGCCGTCACCTCGGCTAAAATAGGGGATTATCAAGTAACAGAGCGGAACATTGGATTAGGCTCAATATCTAATGACGCACTACAATCCGGTTCAGTATCAAATGAAAAAATTATAGATTATAGCATAGACTCCTCGAAAATTGCTGCATTTGCCGTTACTGATGATAAACTTAACCTGACTCCTTTTTTCTTAAATGGTAACGCGGTATATTATCTTAATTTAAGAATGGCAAAAAGCGGGAGTGAAACTCAAAATAAAGTTTTATTTGAAACTGCTGGTATAAATAATTCAAAGACTTATGGCAATGGCACTAATAATCCAGTTGTAACTATAAACTTTATATCAGCAAGAGCACAAAGTATTATCCTTTCTGTTTATGATGAATCATCAAATTTTATACAAAAATTGGCAAAGGTTAATTATACAGTAGGTAATCAACAAGTCCAGATTTTGATAGATGATATATCAGGCAATTACGCATATTCAATAAATGCTATTATATATTTAACAAGGAATTAAATTATGGAGAATCAGGCGGGAGGGTTTCAGGGATTTTTAGGGAGTTTATTTGCTGTAGTAATAAGCTACATAGCCCCTATATATGATTATGTTATAATTATCGCTTATATATTCTTGATAAACTTTATAATAGGATTGATAGAAGATATCATTGTAAAACAGAAAACGTTTAAATGCAAAAAGTTTTACTTCTGCTTATGTGAGATGTTAGTGTTTTATCTTTTAGTAGGGAGCGTTTATTTTATAGGTAATAAATTCCATAACAAAGAAATGGCGTTACAGTGCATATCGGCAATTGTAGCAATCGTCACGTATTTTTATTCATTGAACATACTGACTAACATAAAATCATTGCTTCCGAATAATAGGGCAATATCTTTTATACATTATATAGTAAGCTTTGAGATAGTAAAGAAAATACCATATTTTAAAGAATTTGAAACACATGAAGCATCTGAATCAAATAGGAGAAAAGGGGCTTAACCTTATAAAGGAATTTGAGGGGTTAAGACTGGTTGCATATAAGTGCCCAGCCGGAGTATGGACTATCGGGTATGGGCATACATATAATGTAAAAGAAGGCGATGTAATAACAGAGGCTAAAGCAACGGAATTTCTTTTAGATGATATTTCTAATGCTGTAGATATAGTATCCGGCTCAACTATGGATGTGGAATTGACACAAAACCAGTTTGACGCATTAGTCTCTTTTACTTATAATGTCGGGGTGAAGAACTTTTCGGATTCTACACTTTTGCGTAAAGTGAAATTAAATCCGAATGACCCTACTATCGCTAATGAGTTCAAGAAATGGATATATGCGGGGAAAGAAGTGCTTTCAGGGCTTGTAAAGAGAAGGAAGGCAGAATCTGAATTATATTTTAAGAAATGAGAAAATTTGGGGTGTTATTGGTTCTCTCGCTCTTTCTGTCCTTTGCTTGTGGCTATGTCATAGGCAAACATGCCAATACACCCCAAATAGAGGCTCATACAGACACTTTCGTGATAACGAGGGTAGATACTATCATTGACACGCTTTTGATTCCAAAATACATCAAAATAAAGGAGACTATCAGGGACACGTTGTATGTCCCTGAACTTTCTAAGCCGGCAGAAGTAGAAATACCGATATCTGAATACTGTTTTGAAGATTCTACATATTCAATATGTATGACCGGATATAAGGTAGAGGCTAAAAAGATAGAGGTTTATTCTCCAGTCAAGTATTTAACCATAACAAAAACTGAAACGCATATTAAAAAAAAGAAAAGCCACTTCAGCTTAGGATTGCAGGCAGGATATGGTTACGCCATTTCTTGTAATAAATTTTCTCCATATCTCGGTTTTGGTGCACAATGGAATTTTCTAACATTTTAGTGTGTTGGTAGTATAGAGGATAGAAATATTCTCATGCTATTAAAAAAAGGCTGCAACTTTCGTTGTAGCCTTTTCTACATTATCATTTAATATGAAAAAAATTAAGTGGTGACAACTATTTTCACAAACCGTTGTAGATACATACGAATATTAAACACTATGCAAATATATAAAAACTCCCCGAATTTCACAATTTGGGGAGCCTCATTTGCCAATTTTTCTGTTTTCCGAAATGCTGTACTTAATGATATGTACAAATATAAAAAATCCCGTCTATTTTCACAAACAAACGGGATAAATACGTATTAAAAATAATGAATAATAATGTTTAACTAAAACTAAGCTTGTCAGATTGTATTAAAAAGAATAGGTATTTGTCTCTTATTTTTCTTGTTATTTTAACCATTAAATCTGCCGTTGTATCGTCAAATTGGTTGAAGTTATCATTTATATAATCATATATCTTTTGAAATTCTGATATAGTATCCTTTAGCATCATTTCAAGAGAAGGAATAAATTTAATAGGCTCTATAAAGGAAAATTTTAAATATTGTTCAAAATTATAGGGCGGTATCCCTCCGGTTACTACAGTGCTTTCCGCAATTTCATCTACAAAATCTATTAGTTTTTCGTTTATTTCGTCAAAATACGGATGATAAGTCATAAAGTCGTGCCCTACCATAGTCCAGTGACGGGCTTTAATATTCTCAGCGCATATTTTTAATGACGCTTGTATAATATTTAGAATTTCCTCTGTTTCCATGATTTATATTTTAAATTAAAAAGGACAATCATCATTATTATTATTTCGACTATTATTGTTTTGTTGTGTCTCTGTTTTATTTGTTTTTATTTCAACTCCTTTACCGCAGAATATTTTAGGTTGATTTGACAATCTTTCTTCTGCATTTTGATTTATGTAAACTGTAATGTCACTTCCGTAAGGGTCTGGCTGTTTACGTTTACATGCACATAGCTTAACAACATTGGCTTCATTCCCATTTTTCCGCAGGAAATTTTTTATTTTATCCGAGGGGATTTGGCTCAAATCTATTTCAATAACAATCATTTCCATACACAAATATATTAAATTTTATAATTCAACGTATATTTCTCGTTCATTTTCTTGTTTATCCGAGTTGTATAAATCCGCTAACTCTTTTAAGTTATCAGGACTTATAATAAATAAACATCCCTTTTTGTTTTTTTCCTTTATAGCTACAAGAGGTATTTTCCCCTCTTTCTTAGCTTTTTTAGAAGTATCATCGAATAATCTCCATATCGAAAACGATTCACGTAGTTTGCATTCTATGTAAATATCAGGATGCATAGAATCGGAGTGAGTATTATGCCCTGAATTGCTACCTGAAAGGGGGACTCTTTTAGTCCCAAAAAGGGCTGCTACTGCTGCCTCGAATCTTTGCCATGTTCTTTTACTTGTTGCCATATTATTTTATTTTGAATAAATCTACTCTGTCACATAGGAATACTGTATCTTTTTCAACCCTTGTATTATCTATGATTTCTTGATAATGTTCTTTATGTTTATATATATACCTTTGCGGGAAAGGAATCCACTTATAGCCTCTGTAGTTTTTGAAACAGTCCACTATTGTGGGTTGAGGGCTATTGCCTGAATCTATACGTTCCCACGAAGATTTTTTTATAAGTTGCCAAATGACATTTCCGTCATGACGAAAAAGAGGTAATATCTGTTTTATAAATAAATCGGTAAAATTGTAATCATTTATATTATTATTAAATGTATCATCATACACAAACCTAATATAAATTGGTTCTGGTGCTATTTTTTCTGCAAGATAGGCTAAATTATAAACAGTAATACTTAGCGATTCATAATATTCTACCAATCCATGACAATTTATAAACATACCTAATTTTTTATCATATCTTATTCTGAGGTCAAAGTATCTTACTCCATGTTTGAACTGGTCATTTATTGTCAACTTCTGGCATTTTGACGTAAAGTTAATCAGTCTCATCCACCATTTGCGTGGTTCCAGATATGTGTTTGCGTTGTGCGCTCCGAGTATCTTTTTCATTATTTTAAAGATTTAATATATTCTATTACTGCTGAACACCGAGGGCAATTAACCTCTTTTATAGACCCGTAATATTCGGTTCCTATAGCTTCAAATCCTTCTAAATCTAAATGAGAATCAGGTATTGCATTCCCACATATTGTATATTCTCCTCCACGAGTTGATAGGTCAACTAAACAAACACATTCAAAAGGAATAAAACCTTCTCCCCCATATACCATTTTTTGTAATAATGCTTTATACTTTTTCATTTGCTTTTGTTTTTTAATATTACTTCATCTTCAAAAGGGCAAAATTGGGATTTTTCCCAATATTCGTAGTATTTCCCAATTGGATGTTCTGGGTTATCAGAATTGACTACAGTTCCCTTTAAATAATCACCATTTTCTAAGGCTATAATAATAACATTTAAATCTGGATTAAACGCTAAAATAGGGAATTCTTCCCAAGAGATGTCCGCGTGATTTATTCTTGTCTGTATCATTTTCTTATATTTTTATATGTTTGACAATACTACTTTATCGCTGGAAATAGTGAAATTAAATGCAACCCACTCTTCGCTATAATATCCAATTTTATACTCTTTTTGTGGTGAAAAATATACTTTCCCATACAATTTATTTTTAAATTCCACATAATAAGAAAATAGTTATCATAGATATTATTACAGCATAAGATAATAAGTATGTATATTTAATCTTTAAAAGTTTGAGCCTTTCTTCTAAATTAATCACCCGTTTACTTAGTCCGATGCAATTCTTCTCAGTAATATTTTTATCCCTTAATCTTTTTGTGTATAGTCTAAAATTTTCGTCCATCCAGTCTTTTATTTTTGGTTCAATATCATTTAATGCATTATAAATATCTTCTTTTTCTCCGCCTCTGATAAATCCAATAGGAGCTGTGAAGTTTTTTGAATTGGGATATTCGTTAAACTCAATTCTTACAAGGACTCCATTTTCTTGCATAAAAATGCGTTCAGCTTCTTTTTTAATTTCTTCATCTGTCATCCTTGCTTTTTCTACCAGTTCGTCATAATCAAATCTATCTATTATGACTACATTTTCTATTTCTGCCATGTCTATTTATTTTTAAATTTTGCACAATACGGTCTAATTCCTACAGAACGATATATATTTAAGACACTGCAAAACACCATGAAGTCTTTTGCTTCTCCTGCATTCATACAGTTTCTACAGTCGCACGATTTAGGAATTTCTTTCTTTTTCATTTAGTTCCCTGATTTTCTCACAATGCATTTTGTAGGCATAAGCGAATACTTTTAAAGTTATTTCATTAAAGTAAAACTCTCCTTGTAGTCCATTTCTTGTGAAAACGCTAACTGATAATCCATCATCTGTAAAGCTAAAATGTATACTACAGTCGTTTAGTCCCCTAATTATAAAGATTTGTGTTTGGTCATATTCCATAATTCAGCCCTCCAAGTCAGGTATTCTCATCCATAAATCATCTCCATCTACATAAGAATCAAAAAACATTCCATCGTCTTCTACCCATATATTATCTTTCTTTCTGTAAAACATAATCCTTGGGGTATAATTATAATTTTTGAGTCTTACTAAAACTTCTTCTCCTTCTGGAGGAAGTTGTTCACTAATACTAATCCAAGGTGATTTATTCTCTTTTGTTCCCATAATTCATATCTCTTTTATAGTTACATATCCCAATTTATGTTCGTTAATCCAGTCTTCAGTTTGTTTATAAGAGAATTTTATTACAGCATCAAATCCTTTTGCCTCTAAAAATTGTGCAACAGATATTGCAGACTTAATCAATTCTTCAGGATTGCCGGATTCCCCAGCAACGATAATTTTTAATTCTGCTTTTTTAATTCCACCTAAAAAATTCTTCATAGTCATTTTATATAAGCTACAGCCACATTCCTATCTATAAAAAAATGTATCCCATTTGAACATTCATTCCATCGGCATTTATCAAAGTCTTTTACTTCAACTGTTTCACCCACTTTGTATATAAAGTCTTTATTATAATCGGAACATATTTCGGTTATACCTGCTCTACTCCCGTCTAAATTTTGTATTTCCAATACCTCCGCTTTTGAGCATCTACATTTTAGAGACGTTGAGGAACTTCTATCTGCGTATTCACATATTTTTAGTTTTACAATATATCTCCCGCATTTTTTCCACCCTATAAAACTTCCTTCTATTGGGCACTGATATGCCAAGAAAGATGTATATTCTGAATAATCAGCGCCTCTCAAATTAGCTCCTTTCAAATAAGCGCCTCTCAAATTAGCTCCTTTCAAATAAGCGCCTCTCAAATTAGCGCCTCTCAAATTAGCTCCTTTCAAATAAGCGTCTTCCAAATAAGCGTTTCCCAAATCCGCGTCTTCCAAATAAGCGTCTTCCAAATAAGCGTTTCCCAAATCCGCGTCTTTCAAATTAGCGCCTCTCAAATCCGCGCCTCTCAAATTAGCGCCTCTCAAATCCGCGTCTTTCAAATCCGCGTCTTTCAAATAAGCGCCTCTCAAATTAGCTCCTTTCAAATAAGCGTCTTTCAAATTAGCGCCTCTCAAATCCGCGCCTCTCAAATTAGCGTCTTCCAAACTAGCGTTTCCCAAATCCGCGTCTTCCAAATAAGCGTCTTCCAAATCCGCGTCTTCCAAATAAGCTTCTACTAATGTATCTTTAATTGTGTTATTCTCTTTCTCGAAAGAAAATAGCACATTACCAAAAACTGATTTTATATCTATTTTAATCTTCATAAGTTATTGTTTTTATTGTGTATTAAATTGTATTTTCCTCTGAATTTCAGGTATAATTTTTCTTGTTTTGCAGTAAACGGCATAAAAGAATGATTCAACCAGCGACATATATAATATACTTTGTCATTTGAATAGTCCTTATTATCAGAGGTGATTATCCAGTCTATTTTAGCCCCATTTTGTTTTGCTTTTTCTCTTGCATATATAAAACAATCAACAAGTTTAGGATATCTCATCAGTCCGATATAGTTGCTATTTAGGTTTGCTTTTGGACATACTATACATCCGACTCTTTCACGCCACTCATACTCTGGATTAATTGGAAGATTATATTTATGGATATAATCCCAGACGTCGCTATCTGCCCAATCTATTATTGGTTTTAGTTGTATAATGCCCGCAGTTCCTACTGATTGGCAATGTTCCTCAAAATAATCATCTATAAGGTTCTTATTCTTTTTTAGTAGCGTTTTGTTTCTTATTTCAAATGCTGTTCGTTCTTTCCTTTTAAAACTTTCATATTTTCTAACTCCGACAATTGAACATTCATCTACATATTTTCTGTTGTGTTTGTAGTCTGTACAACAATATGCTGATTGAACGGTCGGTAATAGTCCCTCATGATTCCGCCAAATATTTTCAATAAATCCGTATTTATAGTCTCTACGCTTTGTCACATCTGGATAATTTTCTTTGATAAACTTTAAAGTGATATTGCTTTCAAAAGAGTGATTGAAGTAAGATTTGAATTCAATCCCGCTTCGTTTGCAGAGGTCATAGCATACCTGACTGTCTTTCCCTCCTGAGAATCCTAATCTTATTTCAAATCCCATTGCCTTTGCAATTTTTGAGAACTTCTGTATTCTCTCGATTGCCGTTTGCTCCATTTCTTCTGCAAATAAGTTCATTGTTTCAATTGCTTAATTAGATTGTTTAACCCTCTACCGTCTTTAATAGTCTTTCCAGTTGCCCATTCTGAATAAGGGAAGTACTTTACTGGCTGCCCCTTGTACTCGAACTCTATCATTTTATCAGTGCAATTAAGGATTGTTAGCCCTAATTTCTGTATTTCATTTATTGCTGTCCGTAATCTGATAGGTTCGAGTTTATTTTGTCTTTCTGTGTTTAATCGTGTCATATCGTGCTATTTATAATTACCCATTCATCATCTCCATATCCTCTATTTTCAAGGTCTATCCCAAATTTTGTGAAATCTTCTGGATAGGCTAACCGACAAAGTGGGCAAGAAAACGCATAACATGCACCTTGGAACTTCACTCCGCATAGGTCTATATATTCTGAAAAAAGTAACCGTCTCGCTTTTTTAATAAACTTCTTTGAAAGTCTCCTATTACACTTTATATTCCTTTTTGTAAGTCCTTTTGCAACTATTAATTCCGCATCATTACTACTAATTTGTTTCCCATTATAGGTATATACTCCATCATAACAATTAGGATGATTGCACCCATATCCATTTTTTATGAAGGTATCAGATGAGAAATATCCACATTTACGGGATAAATCATTTATGCTCAACAACTCTTCCTTAACTTCTTGTCTCATTTCAGAATAATTTTTGCTGTGTTAATACTCCGTTTTTTGTTTGAACAATTCCTAAGCATTCGTTTTCAAATCTTTCATTCGCGGACGCAAAATATTCTTTATCTATTTCGCATCCGTAAAAGTCAAAACCTAACTTATAGGCTGCAATACGACTGCTCCCAGAGCCTAAGTGGCTGTCAAATATTTTGTCTCCTTCTTTTGCGAATGTTTTTAATAAATAGGCATATAAATCAACTGGCTTTTGAGTTGGATGTATTCGTATTTCTTTATTTTTCATATTTTCCTGAAGCATTCCATGCCATCTATATTTAAATTTTCTTACTGCATTTGGGAAAGAAGTAAAAGCTAATTCACAATCCGCAAAATCGTTTGCTCCATTATCTTTATCCCATACAATCCAGCATGGAGAATCCTTATTAATTCGTGTAATAAAATGATTTGCACCCCAAATAATCTGGTTTTTAGAAACTCTAAACAATTCTTTGAAGTATTGTGGGCTCATTGGCTCATTATCCCAGTGTTTTGGGGTATATTGTTTTGCTTTAGCTAATTTACTTCTACTATGATTACTTTTCCCATCTTCCCCAATTCCATATTGAGGGTCTACTATTACAAGATTGAAAAACTTGTCAGGAATATTTTTCATATACTCCATGCAATCAATATTGTATACTTCACTTATTGCCATATCTCTCAAATAAATTATCTATTTCTGCATTTACTTTATCAGCAAATTCTCCAAAGGACTCGGAAAATTCATCATCATTTAAATCATCGACAATTTTAACTACTCTTTCAGCGTAAAAACGAGCTTTTGATAAGTCTTTCATTAATACCAAATTAGAAGATGAATCTACTTGTTGTATTATGTTCGTAAGTTCAATTGCAGCCTGAGAAAGCAAATCAGCGAAAAGAGGTATTTTTTTACAAACATACACCGCTTTTTCTTTCTGTTCCTTAGTCATGTTCCCGAACAAATCCTTAACCGGTATCAATTCATATTTATTCAAGTTATCAAGTTGCGTTTTTATTTGAGTTACTTTTACATAGTCTCTTTTTTGTAACGCTTTATTCATCTTTTCAAGTAAAATATCTTTCTCGCTTTTCATCTCATCTGGTTTTTAGTGTGTAATAATCAGTTAATAATTTCCTGCAAGCATTGTACACAATTACAGCTTCTTTTGTAGTATTGTTAGCCATTATCAGCTTTTGTATTTCGTTTTTATTTTCGTTTTCTACAGCTATTGTAGCTTCTGAAACATATCTTAAATAAGTCTCTGCCCGCACTTTGTTTTTGCTTATCAGATACTTAACCACTGGCAAACATGGTAACCCAATAGGCAATCTTTTTGTTTGTTTGAATTCATTGGAAGCATTCCTTTCAAAATCCGACAACTGTTCAATTGAAAAATCTTTAGAATGGACTTCCAATTGTTTTACATTCCCGTATTTTTCGATTATCGCCTGAGAGCGATTTACGTGCGATTTAAAGGCTTTTAAAAATTGGATGATAGTTTGTACCGACATACGATAGAAAACCCCAAATTCGCCAGATAAACCATAAATTATCGCTATGTCGCACTCCTTTATGGTTAGCGCTTTGCATTCCGCCTCTAAAAATGTTGCGACATCTTTTGTTGTGACCTCGATTAATTCGTCAGTCGTTTCTTGATTTACCCTTAAAAAAGCCTTTTTTACTATGTCCATAGAAAACAAAAACAGTTCGTTTTTATTTAATTCGCTTATTTTCGGGTAATTTTGAGCTTCTTTTATTTGCTGTATGTTCATATCGCAATTATTTATTGTCTTTTTTTATACATCATTCCGAATAAAGAATCATCTTTTCCCTCTTGTATATCCTGCATAATCTTAAACGCGACTCTTTGCGTTTGCTCTTCCATTGTCTCCTTTTTTGCAAATCCGCGCGCCCCCCCTGCTAAATTTTTCGGATAAAAAACGCGGTTCGTTTGAATTTTAAGAGCTTTTGCCAATGTTGTTTTCCAGTTTATTTTTTTTGTTTTCGATTTCTTTTTGTTTTCCCAACCTTCAGTAGTACCCCAAAAGTTTTCAATAGCGCATTCAATTGTTTTTATTATGTTCAATTCTGGAGGGTTGAATTCTTTTTGTTTTTCCATCCATTCTGCATCACATAGTATTTTGTCTACTTCTTCATGTAATTCTGACAAATAAACATTAAAATCTTTTCTCCAGTCTTTTTCTTCTTCTTTTTTAGAGATAAGAAATATATCGTTATTAGATGTAGAATTATATTTAGATATATTTTTTATCTCTTTTTTCTCTATAATGTTATTCTGTTTATTATCTGTAGAATTATCTGTAAGAATAATATTATTTTCTTTCTTATTATCATTATCCTTTATATTATCATTATCATTATCGGGTTTTTTTGGGTTTTTTAAAAACCCAGATTTTCCCACTGGTTTTTTTTGGGTTTCTAAAAAACCCACTGGGTTTTTTTGGGTTTCTAAAAAACCCACTGGGTTTTTTTGGGTTTCTGTTTTTTTAGGTCTCCCCCCTGATTTACCGTTTAATTTATTCCTTTCTACAATAGATAAATATTTTTCATAATCTCTATCAAATTGCGCTTTAAACGGCTTAAAAGCAACCCTTATCAGTGTATTATCAATTTCTGATAAATCAAATGTTATACCATCATGTTTTAAACGTTGATACTTAATAATTGTTTTAATCAGTTCCCCCGCTTCCTGATTATTTAAATCATCGAAAACGTCTAAAGAATCTAAATGTAGGATAAATGATTTTTTTTGCATGGTCGTGTCGAAAAATAAAAGAGGTTCATTTTAGCTGCTACCCTAAAACAAACCTCTTTACGGTAATATACCGTGAATATCTTCTTTGTTGGTAGCAGTCAACACTACAAATATACGATTATTTTTTTAATTTCTTTATTCTTTTAAGCCTTTTTCTTGCCAAATCATATTTAGTTACCTCTTTATCTATCTTTTTTAATTTTTCTAATTTCCGTATGTTGTTTTCATTGTTTGCCATAGAAAATCCAAATATTAATATTGATGTTGCCGGAAATAACCTATAAAATTTCTTGCAAAACTCTACGCCTATATATGGGACTATATATATACCTAAAAATAGAACAGCGAAATATAATAATATTAAAACGACTAAATAAATAATTATTTTTGTTAGTATCATAATTTTAAAATTTTAAGTGATTTACCCTTTGACTCTTTTTTTACTGATTCATATATCAACGGAAATTCAGTTTTTAGCTTCTCAGTGTCTATTGTGTTACGTGTATAGTCCTTAATTGTAGCCACTCTTACGCCTTCGCATACTAATTCGTTGCAATTGTTGAAAAGTAACGCTATTTTGTTTTCTAAATCTTCTTTCTCCTTCTCCAGTATTTTTATTTTATTTTTTATCTCGTTATAGCTATTGACTAATTCCATGTATTCAGGAGAAATGTTCAAAGATATTGTTTCAGAGGTATTTGTAATATTAAAAATATCCTCTTTGTTAATTGGAGCCGGTGGAACCCCTTTAAGTATGTGATTTTCTGTGAATTCTTTAGCCCCATTTAAAAGATACTCGAATAAATCTTTGTCAAAATCGAACATCCTCCATTTCAGTTGCTTTTGTCCATCATATACTACTAACATTCCCGCGTCATATTCTCCTACCCCCATGTTCCAAACTAATTGCATATACCACGAATTAGGAAAAGTTTCGGGGTCGTTTAAATCTACAATACGTAATGTGTCCTTTATTTCGACGACAATACGGTTTTTTCTTCGGAATTTAAATAATTCTCTGTCAGGTGAGGCAATTATATAGGGCGGGTAATTATCGTTGCTTAAAACGAAGTATTTCGCGCTTTCTTTTATCACCCTCTCTGTAGACTCTGTCTCAAAAAGAGTAGCTATAGCATTTTCCATTGCTTGCCCCCTTTGGGTATTATAATTAATTTCATTTTCCATTGCTTGCCCCCTTTGGTAGTCGTTATACCAATCTAAAGGCGTTTTGTATTCATCATGACCAGTTATTACCGCTATATCATGTCCTCCAATAAAATAATTGCTTTTCCGGTAATTGTACCAATCTTCGTAATTCCTAAATACTTTTCTATCTATCATATTGCCAAAATTTTACGTTTGAATAATAATATACATTGAAAACAAATGGTATGCTTTCTGGATGGAACACCCCTATTTTAACATCTCCACTTTCTAAAATAATTCTTATTCTTTCATGTGAAGGAGGAAAAAACCTCGAATTCGTCCATTTCATCGAAAAATTTAACCCTTTCCCTTTACTCATTTGTCCCGTCTAAATATTCTAAATCTGTTAAATTTTCGTTCGTTGGTGTCGAAAAATCATATTTAATTGCGTTTTCCATGCTTTCCGTTTTCGGCCCGTATAAATTTAAAAGGCTTTTTGCTACTGTTTTATTAGCCATCATCTCAAAATCTGTTACCCATAATCCAGTTTTATTCCTATAAGATTGCGAGTATTTTTGAGCGTGTGCCTTTATCTCCTCGACTGTCATATATTTAAAATATTCACCACCTGAAAGATATTTTATATATGCAATATTCCCAATATAAGCCCGTTTTTTTCTTCCTATATAGCCGTCATAATCATATTTTTTCAATATTATTTCTCCTTTAAACGGGTCTACACCTTCAATATCACCCTCGCGAACCTCTGAGACATTTATGCGCTCTAATTTTTGCGTCCTATTAGCTAATTCAATGAATCCACGATACATTATTTGTGCTTGTGCGTTGTCCTTGTAGGGGACGATACACGATTGCCCAAGAGCGGGAACCAATGACAACCCAGTAGTTGCAATAGCTAATCCGCATAAAATTATGCTGGTCGGGTTACAGAATTTCAACTTAGAATTGTACGAAGCTTGCAAAATGTTTTCTACGAACGCCCGCCCCTTTGATTCTCCTAAAATTTGGCAAAAACGCTCTAAATTATTCGAATTAAGGGCTAATTTCTTTATGTCTTTGTAGTAGTTCACTGTCTGTACAGTCGCTACGTTGTTTTTTATTTGTTTATTTATGTCCATGATTATTCAATTAAATATGACTATACTATCATTTAAAAATACCTCTACAGTATCAGCGTAATTATTAATTTCTTTTGTTTTTTGCTCTTCTAGTATTTGCGTATCCAGCATTCCGCCAATCAAGATTAGCAGAAATAATATAAGCCCGCAAATAGCGTTTAATTTGTCTTTTTTAGTTGTCATAGTAATATCCTTTTGAATAAATATTGTAATTGTCTTTTTCTGATAAAAAATCATTTATCATTTTCAACGCTATTTTTTTAGCCTCTTCATTATCACCCATATATTTTACCGTAAATTCCCACGTTTTTAGCCAGCAGTTAATGTCGATAGCCTTGTTATTCTCTATTTGTATTTCCGCATAGAAATCACATATTTTGTCTAAAATAATTATCTCATCTTTCAAAATAACATTTTCGTCTTCACCTACTTCAAAATTGAAGTAATTAAAAATAAAATAAGAAGCTATTTGTTTATAAAATAATTCTACGTTTATTAGTCCTATCATTTTATTGTCTTATTTAGTGTTTTATGCCCTATTATTTCGTTTTTCATCTCATCTACTCTTTTATCGTAGTCTCTTTCCCCTGAATTAGCAGAAACGTATTTAATTATTTTGTCCTCCTTTTTTATTAGTAATGTTAAGTATGGATATATATACATATTATTTGTCACTCTTTTAATAGTATTATTTATTTCAAAAATGAAAGAATACATGTCATTTTCTGAAGCATTTGGCAACATTTCTAATATTTCCTTTGCATCTTTGAGAATATCTTTTTTTTTCATATTATATCAAATTTAAATATTACGTCTTGACCCGCATATGAATAATCCTTTATCTCGAAAGGGAACATTTCCCCTTTTATTCCTTCAGCCGTGAAACATGTATAGGTATGTCCATCTTTTTCGTAAAAATCGTTAAAATAGCATTTTTTTGACAATAAAAACGGATGATAAGTACCCATGTTCAATTCATATTCACAAAAAACGAATTTAAGCAATTTTTTTTCGGAAATTTTATCCATTCTAATTTTGCGCCCCTTCATACATTCTACCTTTTTAGGGTTAATGTGCGCTAGTCTTATGTCTGTCAAGTCCGCATAATAGCCGGAATCTTCTTCGTTCTTTTGTATTATGCTTGTTTTTACAAAAACAAATTTATCTTCATTCTTCCCGACATCTATTATTTTGTATTTGCCGGTAGCTTTATTTTTGCATGCTATGACTCTGTTAACAGTACCTTTAATTAAATCAACATCATTTAAAGTACTGATTATTTTATATATTTCGTCCTTATATCTAAACGACCCGTGTAAATCGTTTAGTTCTTTTAATCTTATTTTCTGTAACATAATTATCCTTTTTTATCCAACAATACTTATTTTATCACCATGGGTGTACGCTATTCCATTTATGTAATAATATGGTTCGTACATACTTACCCCGAATTCGTGTAGCCCTTTAAATATGATATCTTTATTTGTCGCTTTAGAAATTGCGTTTTTTTCTCTCCATTCACATAAGCGCCGATTATCTATCCTTTTTAACCATTTCAATTCCTTTTCCGCGTCTTCCCCGTTTAATTTTATATCATAGTTACATAACTCTTTTGAAACGTCTATTTTTAATGTTTCACTTTCCCTAATCAAATAATTTATTTGTCTATAGGTTATCTCGCCTTTTGATATAATAGTATTTAATATATTATTTAGTGCTTCCATATTCTTTTATTTATTATAGTATTTAAACATTCCAGTAAATACCGCTATTATCCGGTGTTATCCAATATGTTTTGCCGTGTACTTTATACTCAAAACATTCTTCGCTCCTATATGTACCTTTTATCTCTTTCATTTTTCACTAATTTATTTTCAAATGATAATTATTTTTACTTTTATTTAGAAGTTCCAATAAATTAAATATTCTCCGCCCCTTGGTCCTATGTGTGTGTGCTCAAGTCTATTTCTTTTCTTATTCCAATACAATTCACCTTGTACCCAATACTTTTTACCGTTTACTTCGTATTCAAAGTAATTATTGTCTCTATAAGTGCCTTTTATTGTCTTCATAGCTGTATTTTTTATTGTTTAAATATATGTCCGTCTATTTCGAAATAATCGTACATCAACTCTTTTTCGTATAAGTCGAAATCTATATAATATTTTATACGTTCAGTACATTCAGGGAATTCAGCATTGAACATCTCTTCTACAAATGTTTGTAAGTCTTCATAATATCCCGCATAAGCGTCTTTAGCCCTATCTATTAAGTCTAATATGTCAGAATCTAATAATTTGTAGTGATAATTATCCAGCCAGTAGAAAAAAGCTTCTTTGAAATATTCATCATCCCCCGTATAAAAGTATTTACATAGGTCTATGGTTTCATTTGGTAAGCTATCCGGCAATTGTAGTTCCTCCGGAATGTCTTCAAATTCTACGATCTCGTAATAATCCGCTCCGGTTTCTTCAAGTAATTCATCCATGTCATACTCAAAACCGTCCGAATTGTCAAATGATATGACGTTAAACCACTCGTTTTTTATTACTTCGTTCGTCTCGTTTTTGCGGAATTCTACGCGTATTCTCGCGTCTTCAATGTTTATTCTTTCCATATTGATAATGTTTTTAGGGTTATTATTTTATGTTTACTTTCCTTACTGTGCTATGTGCTAATTCGTCAAATTTGAAGAGGTATTTTTGGTCTGTTGTCAAATCTTTCACCCTTAATAAATACTCTCCTGAATAATTATCCTCTATGCTTAATATTTGGAATAAATGGTCGTACATCTCGAAAAACAATACACTTTCTTTCATATATGGGTTGCAAATCTCATAAAAAAGATAATTGTTCCCGTCAATGTCTTTTGGCGTTAGCTTCTCTTTTTTCATATAGGAGTCCAAATCTTCTTCAAAAATACTTGTGTGTATCCTTACCCCGTTTTTTATGTACTGTAAGTGTAACATTGTTGTGTAGTGTTTGTGTTTAATATTTCGTTTTCTTTATTTCCTTTTCTGTATTACAAATATACAAAACTTCTTTAAATTACACAACATTTTTCTCAGAAAAATGTATTATATAGCATATGTTTTAACTATATATTAACATATCGAATACTATGTTTACATATTGCGCTCTCATTATAGCGAGTCGACTTTTTACTCCTTTGCCTTCCTTACTACCCACACATGGAAACCCCGCTTGTGTGTTTCTTTTTTATTGTTAACATTGCTTGATGGTTTCTTTAGAAAAAAAGAAAGGAAATAACCACATGCAGAGTCTATATATTATATATATTATTACTATATATGAATTGTATATATATACATATAGATAATACATTCATAACGTGCGTGCGTGTGCGCGCGCAGTTCTGTCTGCTAATGCGGTGAATAACAAAACGTTACAGAGGTGAAAATGTTAATATTGCATTTTGAATTAAGTTAAAACAATACGGGAATGTTAACGGAATGTTCCACATGAAACAGAGAGGAGAGCGGGGCGACCGATGGATTAGAAGGAATAACGGAGCCGGAAGCCAGACGAGAGAAAGCAAAGCGAGGATGAAGCAAAAGAGATGATGCGGAAAGGGAGCGGGGAATCTCTTTGGGAATCGGAATAACATAAGGGGTTGCATTGGTTAGCTCCGAAGCGAGGGGCACAGCCCC